TGCTGGCAAACGCTCTACCGCCCTCTGGCAGTTGCACAAACGTCACGCAAAAAAAGTACACGACTGAGGTCGTTGACCAGAACCAAGCAAAGTAATAGATGAAGTGCTTGGCGGTTTTGTCATTTGGGTCTATCGGGACTTGCATCTCTTCTTTCCTTTTCAAGTTCTCTACGAAGTTTTTCCATCTTTTCAATTTGCACCTTGGCATCATGCTTGGCTTCAAGGACATCCATGTACAACATCCCAATCAGCGGCAGCAACAATACTACAAGAACACAAGCTGCAATCCATCCCACAACTATCTCCCAATCCTGTACAAGAGGCCGAGGAGCAACCACATATATAGGAGGAATAGGATAGTCGCCAGCAGGTACGCCTGCCTTTCCTTTAGAAGCCTTTCTTCCTCCTTGCGTTGCCATGATTCATCATCCCGCTTCTTCCTTGCTTTGTCCTGCTCTATCTTGATGACATCTCGCATATCAAACACTTTGCTATACAAAGCCCCCATCTCTTTAGGAGCGCCGTACACCATCGCCTCTCTTATCTCCGTCTCCAGCAATGCCATCTGGTCTTGAGCCATGACCCGTTTCAGGGCAGCTTCCATCAGGTTGGCATCGGGGTCGTAGACTGATTTGCTCTTTTCTTCCTCTTCCCTTATGTGGTCGGCAAGCTGTTCTTGTAGTCTGAAGAAGTTGGAAAGCTGGGTAACGATGTCAGCCATGACTTGGGTTTCGTCAACGGCAACGTAGGCTTCCTTCTTTTTCGCCACAGGCTGGGGCGTGGCTGGGGTTGCTCCGAAGAGCTTTTCCCAGAATCCTCTGACTGCTTTGGCATCTGAAACAACTTCATCAACAGTCTTCTTGATCTCCATGAAAGACGTTTTAGCGTCTTTGTACAGCTTGCATCCCTGCTTGATAGCAGCGACACAGGCATTGGCGGCAAAGAGGATGCTGAGTGGGTCAATTTATCAGTACCCCCAGTAAATAAATACTGCTCCTGCGCCGCCTACTGCGGCTAGATCTCCGGGTAAATCGTTTGTGCCGTTACAGCCGCCACCCCCACCGCCAGCACCATACGTTGTGCCTGTTTGTGCGGCACTGCCATTCCCAACGCCACCAGCGCCAGTAGAGCCATAACTAGCAACGGTAGCAGCGCCGGTAGTCGTATCAATGCTATACCCTCTAGCGCCTGCGCCGCCGGTGTTCAAACCGCCACCGGTAACATTGCCGTTACTGCCAGCATTAGGCGTTAAAATCTGTGATCCTGTACCACCTGATCCAGCATAACCTCCCGTTGACGGAGTGGTATCAGTTCTGGCAACTCCGCCTCCTCCACCTGCTGGCGCATTCAACACCGTACTACCTCTTACGGTAACCGATGATGCGGACCCGGGGCCTCCTGAAGAGCCTGATGAAAAAGGCCCGTCTCTAGGGTCACCTCGCGAACCCCCTCCACCAATGCTATAAGTAATTGTTTCGCCCGGTGTTACTTGCACAGCGATGTAGCGAATATCTGCCCCGCCCCCACCAGCGCCCGATGTATTGATTGGACGAGATGATCCGCCACCACCACCGCCACCACCGCCAATACATATGATCTTGACTTGTGTTCCAGATGTTAGCGGTAACGTGAATGAGCTTCCGCTGGTTAACACACCTGAGTTTCCTGCCACAAGCGTGTACCCACCAAACCCGTAAGCGCGGGAACTAGCTGCACCAATAGTAGATAGGATAGGCATGATTAAGCAAATTTCACTTGTGAAGCCAACACTGTGTACGTTAAGTTCGCCGTCTTGACAACAGCAAAGGTATATACATCAATACTGTTTGCGTTACCTGCCGTTGGAGCAGTCCCTGTTTGCCACTTGGGTGTAACTGTACTACCATCAATTTGAATTGTTGATGGGTAATAAGCCGTACCGCCGTTTGTCACAAGCAACGTGCAGGTAACCGACTGACCGACTGCCAAAATAATGTTTAGCGTACCTGTTGTGGCTGTACCTGACCCAGCGCCTGCCCCTGTTGCGGTAAATACTACGCCAACAGTGTTTGATGATGCTCCAATCAATGTGAAGTCAGTTGTGCCAATGGTAGTAATTGTGTAAGCAGTATTGACAACAAAACTACCAGCCGTCACGGTAGAGGTGATGCTCCCCCTAATATTAAAAAGGAAGTTGGTCGTAGCGTTGCTTGTGTAGAACTGAACAGCTTGGGTGGCTACATCAAAGTTTGTTGTTGATGCAGGGGCAGATGCCGTGATAGTTGCCGTCTCAAATAGCGTTTTAATATTTCCGTATGTACCAAGCGTAAAGTAGTTAAGTGTTGGGTAGTTAAGTGTTGGGGTTGTTAAGGTTGGCGTTGTCAGGGTTGCGTTTGTAATTGTAGGGCCCGAGGTTAAAACAACTGCGCCTGTACCAGTGGATGTTGTAGACCCTGTACCACCGTTGGCAACCGGCAAAGTTCCTGTAACGTCAGTGGTAAGAACCACTTGAGACAAAGTAGTGTTTGTGCCATTAGAACGAAGCACTCGGTTATTTGTCTGCGATCCAACCAAGGCATTGAGAGCGGCTTGCTGGGTTGTCTGTCCTGTGCCGCCGTTAGCAATAGCAAGTGTGCCGGTCAAGTTCTGCGCTTGGACATCATAGAAGTTTGTGCCATCTGACCAAACTTGAATCTTGTTGCCAGCCGCAATAGCAATTCCAGTACCGGCGGCAGTTGTGTTACCGATGACCGTAGAGTTGTAGATGGTGATTGTGTAGCTGGTGTTGTTCCAGATGATGTACTGCTTGGATACGGGAGGGGCGTAGATAGCGGAGGCCGCAGCCGCACCATTGAATTTCAAAATAGCGTAAATAGACTGGTTCAGCGCCGCAGAGGACGTTGGCCCGTTTATGTATGTTAAAGCCTGCGCAGCCGAACCTACCGTTACCGCCTGATACCCAGCTATTGCTGCATCAAAAATGTAGGCAAAGTTGTTGTCGGTGGTAGTTCCCCATGTACCGGCTTGGTCACCTGAACCAATAAGCTCGACCCGAAGATTGCTGGAATACGTACTGCTCATGGTGTTTCTCCTTGTACGGGATTATCTGCGCTTTGGGTTTCCAACGCTGTGATTCGTGCTGTCAGGTCTGTGATGAGAGCTTGTTGCTCTTGGATGGCGGCAGTCAGAGTGGCAACAAGGAACGATACGTCAATGCCTTGATAGGCTGGGCGGGTAGCCTCGTTGCCATCTTCATCGGTGTAGGTTTCTGTTGCGTCTTTTTCACCAGTAACGCAATCGGGTACAACCCCAGCTAATTCATGGGCAATAAAACCTTGACCGTCCCTGCCATCTGCGTTCCATTTGTAGGTACAAGGCTTAAGCAAAGCTACTTTTGCCAATGCGCCTGTCATCGGCGCAATGGTGTTTTTTAGGCGGTAATCGGATGAAGTGTTGTACGCAGTGGCAGAACCAGTAACTGAAATGTTGCCAACTTCAGTTGATGCGTAGTAAAACCTTACAATTGGTCCTGTGCTTGTTGTTCTGTTTAATCCTAGTGGTGGCAATCCAGATGCTTGCGCCATAACGCCAAGTACATTCCCGCCAGAAAAACTTGATGTAGTCCCCACCAGCAAGTTACCGCTGGTATCAACTAAAAGTCTATTTGCGCCAGCAGTTTCATCTCTCAATGTCCACGCATTTGACTGGTCTGTGCGAATCTGCATTGAGTAGCGTCTGGAACTATTTTGCAAACGATAAGTTGCGTAATTTGCACCATCTGTTACAGCGGCTATTTCAGTATTTGAAGCCGCCGTATAAACAGCAAACTGTCCATATGTGCTTGGTGAGGTTGTACCAATTCCCACATTACCGCTGGAGTCGATACGCATAGCCTCCGCACCACCTTCAGCAAAAGCAATGGTGTCAGCGGCAGGGAAGAAAATACCCGTATTTAAATCGCCTGTGGTGGTGATGACAGGTAAAGCGGCTGTACCAGCGGCGGCAACAAATTGGGAATCGGCATTAATCCTTGCCGCTTCTACACCACCCTCGCTAAACCCAATGATGTCTGTGCCAAAGAAGATACCTGTGTTTGCATCTGTTCCCCTGATAGCAGGGGTTGCGGCAGAACCATCAATATCGGACAGCCCGTCTGTGCCTGAAAGAATTAAACTCATGCTAATTGCTCCTCTGTTGGTTTAGCCAATGTTGGATGTTCCCACTTGGCTATGTAATCGCCTTTGCCATCAGAATCATTTTGCAAGCGGATAGTGCCATCAAAGCCAAAATCTGCGTCTGTCAGTTGTGGGTAAATTGTTTTAATTTTTTCATATAAATTCATCATGCCCCCCTTACCATTGCGCCATTAAAATATGTTGTACTTGATGACGCTTGGGTTGTTTTTGTACTACCAGTATTTTGAAACCCATAAATTTCAACATAATCTGTTGACCCATTCATATAAACAAGTGATGTAACTACAAAAATCGGATCTGCCGCCGTTGTCTGTTTCACAAGATTACCTAATTTATATGCAGCGCCATTTTTATATATAGTAAGATATGCAGTGGTTCCATCAACTAGCGATTGAATACGAACAGCGGCGTTAATTTGATAGTATCCTGCAACAGTAGGAGTAAATCTACTAGAAGCAAAATTACTGTTTGTATCAAATTCTTCAGTATTAAATAAAACTTTTGTGTCTGCATTATTTGTTAAAGTTGTTGATGATCCAGCATAAGCACTGAACGCAGGGCCAGTACCAGCTACTCCTGCGGCAAGTGCGGCTTGAGGAATAGATGCGGCAGGCAATACGGGCGCTTGTGCAAACGTAGCAACCTGACCTGATGAAATAGTAACCGCCGTAGTTCCGTTTGTTTGAAGAGCAAGTACACCAGTGCTGTCAGAACTGTACTTCAGCCCTGCTGAGCCGCTTATTGCGCCATCGTCTGCGTTTATTGTGACTGCCATTACTTGTTCTCCAGAGCCGCTTTGATTTCATCTACCGTTGAAGCCGCGTCAATATCTGCCTGCATAGTTGCGTACTTGGCCCTGATTAACGCCCTCGCTGCTTCAGCGCCATCTGTCTGACCGGGGATTTGCTTGGCAATAGCGTCGTCATACGGTTGGAACTCTACCGCCCGTGCCGCACGGCGCAAGGTGTGAGCAACTGTCTTGGCTTTGGTTACGTTGATGGTAATCATGCTGTGTACTCCCATGCTGATCTAAATGTGCGGTCTGATGGAATGTCAGCGACATCCACAATCTTGAATGGCTTGCCAGCAGGAACATCCTTGGCGGCAATTTCTTCAATGGTTAAGCCACATTCAGGTGCTGGAACAATGACTGCAACGCCGCCATCGTCTGTTGGGTAAATGATTCTTGAATTCATGGCTATCCTTATCTAAAAACTGAAACACAAATGTACTTTTCGTCTCTAGCGCCACCGCCATTTGCAGTAGAAAACCCTACTCTAAATGCACTTGTTGTTGGGGTTACTTCGTTAGACGTTGATATCTCGCTAAAAAGCGCGGGATATGGTCTACGATCAGTTCCATAATTTGCACTACCCGAGAGTGCAACCGAATAGTTAATGTCTGGCATTGCGGTTGTGAGGTTAACTGTATAGTCACCTGTGTTATTGTCTGTTATTGAGGTCACATTACCACTTGCACGAATAGCCACAGTACCTGTGCCGTTAAAGTTAACCCAAGCACGACAGCCGTATGCTGTGGCAACAGAACCGTAGCCTGAGTTAAAACCAAATGTGCTTCCTGTTGCATTACCTGTAACAGTAGCGGCTGAACCAGTTGTATTTTGATTTAAGGTTGGAAAAGTGCAGTTGGCTAGATTGCCGGAAGTTGGTGTTCCTAAAACTGGAGATGTAAAATTTGGTGAAGTTGCCAGCGCAACAACAGTTCCGGTTCCGGTAGTTGAATACGACGTTCCCCACGCAGACCCTGTTGAGTTGGCTATGCCGGAGCCGGGGTAAACCATTCCGCTTGGGGCGGCAGCAGAAGTCCAAGTTGTACCGTTGGATGTAAGTAAGTTGCCATTAGTACCAGCCGCAACAGCAGAAACAGATGAACCAGCGCCCACCAAAACGCCAGTTGCAGTTGTAAGTCCTGTGCCGCCAGAAGCTACAGGCAAGGCATTAGCCAACGTAACAACTTGAGCAGAACTTACTGTGACTGCCGTAGTCGGCGTAGCGCCTGTTTGAATGACAAGCGCGCCTGATGTATCCGCTTCTACCTGATACGCAGTGGTTAACGTAGTGGATGACTTGATCGTACTCATATGATTACGTGCCTTTGTCCTGATGCAATGGTGATAGTCACGCCGCTGTTAATTGTCAGAGGGCCAACAGTAAAGCCATTCTGGCCTGTGGCAACCGTTCCACTTACAGTAGCGGTGGTTGCATTAAGAAGCACTGCGCCAATACCACCGCCAACAGCATTAGCTGTGAATTCTGCTGGGTAAGTGACAAACACATCTTTTGTGCCTGCGCTGAAGTTGACCAGTGAACCTGCGTTGCTGGATGAAATAACTGTGGTTCTGGCAAGCGTTGTGCCTGATGAGGTGTATGTACCGATGCCGACTTCCCATTCCGTGCCGGTTTGGGCTGCAATGGTGTAGTAGGTAGTGTTGGCGTTACCAATAGCTGAAAAGGACTGATACCCTGCTGATGCACCGGCAAGCGTCACTGTTCCAGTGCCAGTCGTAGTGGTAGTCTCTTTAACTCGGTCTGCAAGTACAAAAGCCATGTGTATCCTTAATCCGTCTCAACCAAAGTCCAGTCGGCTGTTTCCGCGTTGTTTACCAGCGCCCAGCCAGCAGTTTGGGAATTGTTGACATTTTGCCAGTTTGAGGTTTCGCTGTCATCAACCAATCTCCAATATATAGCAATTACATTTCCAACTGATCCGGTAGCCTGAACCCCTGACAGCGCCACAGTAACTACAGGGCCAACCGTGCCAACAAGAACTGCCGCCGAGACAGGGGTCAAGAACGCAACTTGCGCATATTCAACAGTACCAACCGCGCCAGAAGCCGTGACACTTGTCAAAGCAACTGAAATTACAGGCTCTACCGTGCCAACTTCACCTGTAGCCACATCGCCGGATGTCACATCCGACTCGTTGTAGATCATTGTCCCAGCAAGACCCGCCGCCTCAACCCCTGACAGGGCAACCTCTACGCCACCGTTGGTTACCGTGCCAACCGCTCCAGAAGCCGCCACCCCAGACAGGGCAATCGTTAGAACCGCTACGGGTGTACCAACTTCACCATTGGCATGGACTTCTTGTATCTCGGGTAGGTTGGTTTCGTCTACCCCGCCAACATCAGGCGAACAAAGAACCCCAGTCAGAAGGATGGAAATATCAACGCTGACCGTTCCAACGCTGCCTGCCGCCTCATCCCCTGTTATTGCGGTTGACCCAGATACAACAACAGTGCCTACGTCGCCTGCGGCTACGACCCCAGTCAGGGCAACTGAACTTTCTTCTGCTACAGACCCTACATCTCCAGACGCAGCTACGCCCGACAGGGCGACAACAACTACTGTCTCGCCAAGAGCGGCATAAGGTGACTGCGCGTATGCGGATATACCAAACATGGCTTACGGCCTGCGCCGCCTCCGCTTAGGTTGTAGCCAGACGCAACAGTGCTGTTGTTGTGGTGTTTGCAGGCATCGTCAAAGTGAAAGTACCTGCTGTGATGGTCTGTGAACCAAATGTGTGGACACTTACTGCCTTGTTGCTTTGTGATGCGTTGTAGATCAGTACAGCATCGAACGCCGTGGTCAAAGTCACTGAGGTGTAAGTCAAGCTGGCAGATGGTGTAAAGAAGGCCACCCCAGCAGTTGCTGATGCGTTGGTTGCGGTTGGCGGCGTTGCGTTTGTTACAACTATGCCCCCAGCAGAATAGCCTGTACCGGTCACTTCACCTGTCGATGAATACACGGTGGTTGAGGCATTGATGGTGGCAGAAACCAAGTACAAAGCAGCCCTAAAAGTGTCAGCGGTGGACACTGCGCGAATGGGCGCAGTACCGAAGTTGTGTGTTGCTGTTAGCAACTCACCCATGAAAGAGGTGGTCATTGATTGAGTATTTGCCATGATATTTCCTTAAAATGAAGCTGCTTCGCCACCAGCAAAACTGGGCATTTTTTTCAGGGTGACATGGGCAGAACGGTGGACAAGCTCACCATCTAACCAGTACTCAACCCATGTGGTGAGTTCGTTGTCATTATCGACTGTACCCTCTTGCTTTACAAGCAGAGATTCGTCCATGTCGCCTTTGGTTGTGGTTACAAGTGCCATTACGCTATCCTTATGATTGCTGATGTGTTTGATACAGCGGGGAACTGTACCGTGAATGTTATTGTTGAAGTCTTATCTGCGCCAAAATCTAACACGCAAACTGCGGGGTTTCCACCTCCGCTTTGATAAATCAATGCACCACGGGCAGTGAGAGCCGAATTCCAGACTGCATTGTTGAATGATATATACGCTGTATCGCCAGAGTTACCTACCGTGGGAGTTTGCGCAATTGTGAGTGCCAGCCCACCAGCCGAGTACCCAGAAGCCACAACCTCGCCCGTAGCCGTATAAGCCGTGGTAGACGCATTAAGCGTGGCTGCATTGGTATAGAGTGCAATGTAGAACGTCCCCGAAGTAAAGTTAAACGTGCCGTTCATCAGCCCCGTCTTAAAGACGTTACATGAGAAATTTCCTGTAAAAGCCATCAGGTCACCGCCTGTCTGAATTGTCCAGACCTGTAAGCGTCTTGACGCTCCATACCATCACCCAGACGTTTAGCCAACGCAAGAGCTTCTTTATACTTGGCGTCGTATCCAGTGATGATATCGACTTCACCTTTCATAAAACTATAAGCCTCAACCAAAGAACCATACAACAACACAGAATCAAAGTTGTCACCCAACCATGTCTGACCAGAAGCTACGGTAGTAATTGACTCTGGGTAATAATAGTAGTGCAACTCTACGTAATAAGCGGCATCAGGTGTTGGGCCAACAATAAGTGACAGCTCATTTGAGATTGCCCCATTGACAATTGATGGGCCGAACAAAGCGTAGTATTTGGGTACACCTGTATCGTTCGGCGTTGGGTACGCCTGCCGAATAAAGTTCACATCTTTGTTCAACAAATACTCAAACGTGCCGGTATCCAAGTTAGCGCTCGTAACACCTGTCACCAACGCCAAAGAGTACACAGACAAAAAGTCATCAGGCAAAGATATGTACTTGTTGTTTACAGTGATTGGGGTGTACTGATTCTTGCGCAATGACGGGAACTGAACCGAGTTGTATATACGTTGTTCAGCCTGCGTAATGAAAGTATTGATCTGCGTAGTCGCATTAACCGTACTCCCACTCGCAAGGTATACATCGGGGAACTGATTCTCCGTGTATGTCTGAATCGTGTTATACAACGACGTATAGTTCATGCCATCGGGCCTCTAGACATCACGCCTTTGGTGGCGCAGCCAGTACCACGCATTTTGATACCAGTTGTTTTGATAGGCTCGTTACCAGCAGATTTACTGATTGCACCAATGCTTACATCAAGCGTATCAAGCTTGCTGCTGCTTGGCTCTTTGCCGGGGGTTGAAGAAATCTTCACCGCTTTGCCAGTCATGGTATGTGGCTCCGCATACACAGCAGCATTGCCAACTTCTTTGCCCATTCGTTTGTCGCTGAATTTAGCCATTAACCGCTCCTTTGATTGTTTGCTCGTGCCATGTTACGACCAACAGCTTTCATTTGGTCAGTAGTCACACCGCCTTTGGCTAATTTAGTCATAGGCTTGCCGGGGTGCAGTTTTTTCTCATGCTTATGCACCGCGCCAGCAATCATCTTTTTGTCCTGCTTTAAATCTTTCTTGTCCATCACTGACTCCTTATGTCGTTACTACCGTTACTGTACCAATTTCTACAACTAAAACCAAGTTATTTGGGGTTAGAACCGCATCAAAACCGGATGAACCACCAACTGGGTTCCATCCCCACTGAAATACCCGACTACCGCCTCCGTTGTACCCATCAGCTAGATCACCAGAAACTTGATAGCTTGTATCCGGCCTCGGCTCACGCACTGCCTGAGGGTCACTGACTGGATACATACCTAACTGAAGCTGCGGCTGATCTGGATCCCAGCAGGATTTACAAACTTTGATGTCGTATATCTTGGTCTTAACAACTTGCTTGCGCAACTCCTGCAACTTGTACCGCTGCCCACACCTGTCGCATTCAGCAATTGAATATTTACCTGAGGCAAATCTATTTGGCATAGCTCACCTCAGTAGAACAACTGCCTTGGGACAAACCGATCTGGAGCTTTCTCACGATCTTCTTGGGAAGCCAACAGCCACTGCTGCTCATACTCAGTCTTCAAAAACGCCACACGATCTGGAGAAACTTCAGGCCGCTTAGAACCAACGTAAAACGCCAGTCCAGCCACCATACAAGGAATTAAACGGAAAGGGATGTCTTGCACGTTCACACCATTACCAGCATCACGAAGCCTGCGCAGTCTCCAGTACACAAAGGTGTAGTCCCCGCCAGCATTGGGGGTAGGCCAGACATTGATACAGGGCAGGTTTTGCGAATAGATCGCCGCGCCAGTCGTATGCGCCGCTGCCGTAGTGCCGTTCTGTCCACGGGTGCAATTTATCAGACTGTTACCGTCCACATTGGTATAGCCAATCGTCTCAGAATCAATCTTGATGAACCCAGTAGTGGTTAACCCTGATGTGCTACTAACTACAACCGTCGTCGCAGTGCTGGTAATCGTGCCATTTAGCGTGACAGATGTTGCATTTGTCTGCGCCGTCTGACGGTTGATCCATACTTCGATTGGACGCCCAGTCGTAAGTTTATTTGGGATAGTGGAGTAAGTAGGCTCAGAGATACGAGAGATGTTGACGTCTGTCTGATTTGACGCCACACCGTTGTTCTGCCGAATAACATGGTCGAGCAAGTCAATCGTGTCTTCTGGGAGTGGGTATACCGCCTGTCCGGTAACCATGGTAATTGCGCCTTCTTCCACAGTCCACAGATTTATACCACGGTTCGCCCACTCAATGGTCAACAGATTCAGCGAACGGCGTGCCGTACGAAACTCATAGCCAGTACGAACCTCTATGCCCGCCCGCTCATACGCTTCCTCAATCATCTCATTGAGATCAAGGTTAAACGAATCGGAAGAGGATGTGTAAGCCATTATCTAAAACCCGCTGTTTTCTTTGCTATGCCTTTAGGCTGAGCTACAAACTGCTTACCCGCCGCCTTGCCTTTACGCTTGGCTTTGGTTGTGGCTGCGTACTCCGCAGAGGACAAAGACTTGATAGCCGCTTCAGGGAGATATCTCTCACCTGTTTTTGACGAAGGCTTCCCCGACTTGGTACGCCATTTCTGGTCACCCCAGTTTTTAAGGGAAGTCTGCGGTGCTTTCAATCTCGATAGCCCCCGCCCGCAGCTTTGTATTTCTTAGCTACAAGCTGCGCTTTACGCGCTGACCATTGCCCTGCCCCAGTACCCTGTGTTGCCGCAGACTTGACTTGAGACACGATTCGCTTACGCAATTCAGGCTTTGTGTAATTACCCGCAGCATTGACCTTGCCGCCTTCTTTGTATACCTCGACCTTATTCGGATCATCCTTGCGAGTGATCGTCTTGGCCTTTGGCATTTTGGAAGGGCTGATAGCGCCCATACCACGAGAAGACATCATGATTTAGCACATCTTTCCGCGAGTCTTACCCCGCTGAGCGATACCGTCGCCACGGCGAGAGGCAGTCATACCACCTGAAGCCATTTTTTTAACGTCAGGATTGTCACGGTTGCCAGCCTCACGAATTGCGCGGAAGGGGCTGGAAATAAGGTCACTAATGTCTTTTGGCGCATTTAGCAAGTTACGTTTAATATTTTGAGGGCCGGGTTCATACTCTGAAGGCGGCTTTACTGCTTCTCTAACTTTGACTTTTCCGCTTAAGTCTCTATAGGTGTTAGGCATCGCTGAAGATTTTGCAGGGGCAGCTTTTTTTACTGGAGCAGCTTCTTCTACAGGAGCAGCTTCTTCTACAGGAGCAGCTTCTTTTACTGGAGCAGCTTTCTTTGCAGGCGCTGAGTCTTCATCCTTCATTTTGGTGTTGTACTTCTTTCCACCAAACTCAAATTCTTTGTCGCCTGCTTCACGGGCTGCACGGAATGCTTTACCAAAGTCGCTTGTTGCCATAATTTACTCCTTAACAGGCTTTGCCGCCAGATTTCATCTTAACCATCATGCCTTTGGTTTTGCCTTTAGAAGCAACACCATCACGGCTAGGGGCAGCGGTTTTTACCTTGCCCATAGATGATGCTGCCATGCCGCCTTTTTTCATAGCACCCTTACCATCACCGATAAAAGCGGGTTTACCGTCTTTCATGGGCATACCGCCGCCAGCCATTTTCATGGGTTTTTTCTTGGCCATCATTGCCATCATTCCGGGATTCATTTTGGAAGCCATATCATTACCTCTTTTAAAAGTTTTGCCTTTGTCGGCGTTTGAAAATTCTTTACCCACAGACTGCGGGACTCCTGCTTTCTTGGCAAACGCTGGATTGTGGGCCACCGCTTCCATGAATCTATGCTGCTTTGCACTACTGCTTGGCATCACTTCCCCGCTTGAATAAGCTGGTCAATCTTTGCTTCAAGGCGATTAAACCGTTGGTCAATGTGGTCAGTAATTCTCTGAACTTCTGCATTAGTTGTGTAATCACGGGCAATCTCCTCACGGGTTATGTTTAGCAGCCGCTCAACTCGTTTGATATCTTCCAGCTTCTCACGAATGAAAAACCACAAGCCACCAAGCAACGCTGAAAGGCCAGCAGACCAAATTGTGTTGATATCCATGTCAGCATTTCCATCTTGCTAAAGAAGCTGCCTTACGAGTAGGCTTGCCTTTTTCATCTTTCATCGGGCCGGGCATACCAGACATACGAGCGCAGAAAGAGTCCTTACGCTTGCCGCCTTGTGGTTGCGGAGCTTTCAAGTTGCTTCCTGTTGCTGCGTTGTACTTGGCACGGCCTTTGGCAGTCAAACCCGCCCCCTTGGAAGCGGGTAGTTTTTCACCACGACCAATTGCAAGGGAGGGAGTCTTCTTAGCCATAAAACACCGTGATCCCGGTTACTGTGCCCGTACTTGTCGTTAAATACAAACCTGTAGAAGCCAAAACACCTTCGCCGGGAATTTGAACGTAAAAAGTATTTGGATTACTGTTGCCAGCTAAGTCCATTGTGTAGAGAACGGCGGCTGTGGCGCTACCGTCTCGGATTTCAAATGTTACCGCCGTGCTTATTTTTGGGGATACAAC